AATACTAGGCAGTCACTGCGGCACTTCCGGTTATATACGCGTCACTAATTGATTTCTCCTCCCCAGAAGGCGTGCCAGACGACGAGCCGGAAGGCGTCGGAGCTCACGTGGATGGCGGCGACGGAAGTACGTCAGAAGAAGGCGACACACAGGACGATACTCCTACTTCCGTTTACGAGCTATCAAACACGATCATTTGACCTGGAATGCTACCAGCGGGCTCTCTTCGGGAATTGTTTTCTTATTGTCTGATGTGTCGTATCCAAAGAACTACTGGGACTATTATAAGATCAGTAAAGTTGTCGTGCAACTGTGGCCTGAATTCAACAACGTTCCAATTAACGCTGACAGAGATAAGGTCCTTTACGGTAGCACAGCTGTCGATTACGACGACGCTACCATGGCTACTAGCACTGCAGATCCGTTTAAGGACTACTCCTCTAGAAAAATGTTTATTTCGAACAGGACACATATTAGGATCTTTACTCCTCGTCCCAATATTGAAATTTACAAGTCTTCCGCCTCTACCAACTACGGATTTCTGAATATTCGATCCGGTGCATGGATTAACACAGTACACGACGGCGTACCTCATTACGGGCTCAAAATATGGTTACCTTCAAACACCGGGGCCCCTTCTGCAATCGGGTACAAACTAATTATCAAATACTACGTCTTATTCAGAAACCGGATTTAACGGCGTAGGCTACGGCTACGCCGTACCAGAGGTGTCGGGCCTCCGGCCCTCCACCGGCGCTCCGCGCACTGAAGGATTCTGTACTTGACTTCAGTGCAATTCTAACGGAGAAACTTCTAACGGAGACACCTCCTTACTTTATGTTTGTTTGTTAAGCATGTAAAACAAAAAAAATGTACAAAAATGATCGGTTCTTTTTAATATTGTCAACAAAAATAAAAGGCATTTTAGTACTTCTTCATCGTTTGTTTATTCAATAACAATATCTCATGGTAACAGGGTCATACATAGCCGATTCACGGAGATTGACAAATCTCTCCCCGGCATTGTCGTACACAAGATACACATTAACCCGTCTCATGACGGCGGCGGGGTCAAACCCTTCAAACTTATACCATTGCCACACATGCTTGTTAGACGTCACATATATATTAGTTGACACAAATTCCACATAGGCTCCTTTTACCGGTACTTTACAAGGATATCGATCAAACACTCTCAACAGTTCATCACATGGCATCCAGCCGTAAAAGTCATCGACAATTACATTCTCTTGTCCATCGTATCCATCCCACCACATACCGCGAGGCTTATAGTACACAGTGGTGCCTGCACAAAGCTCCGACGCCTTCCGGCTCTTTCCACATCCGGGGTCTCCGACGTAAACATTCACTTCCGTTTTGAAATCACGTGGCTTCCGGTACTGCATCACGTTGGCGTAATCACGTAGACCCCGCCCATAACGAATAAAAGTAGCGGGACAAGCCTCGGCAACTGCCCGCATACTCCCGGAGGATCTCTTCACAACGTCTATCGCCTTTTGAAGATCGTTTCTGCAGCGTTCTTTGCCCGGTTCACCGATGCGAAGGTAAGTATCGCCGCCCTTTGTGCAGTATTCGTCGTTTTGTAGATCCGTGCCTTTAGCGGCCTCGTAGTGAGCTCTAGCGTTAAACCACTTTTTCATAGTTCCCAGCCGACGTTTTGTTTTCATATTCAGAAATCCTTGAAGATGCGGTGTCCCACTGTCACCTACTTCATTGCCGATCACGGCAAAGTCTACGGCGTCCGCCGTTATTATCTCTTGAATATGGCGACGCTCCTCAGCCGTAGGGTTGTTCAGGGTGAAACACCATCTTTTCACAGGTTGTTCGCGCCGCGGAGCATCTTGTCGCGGGTTCTGCAAATGTCGCGTCTTAGACGTGGCCTTAGGCATGATTTCGGTTAGTATCTGCAGTGGTGCTTGGTGCCGCAGTGACTGGT